GAGACTTTGAAGGAAGAAATCTACAGAGTCTGCTACCTCTCTCAAGCTTCCGGCGAGATGATCAGCGGCCGCGCACAATCGGCGAGTAGTAAGCAAATGGATTTTACGATTACGCAAGAAGTCTTGCGTGGATACGGCTCCGCGGTCAAAGACTGCATCCGCCGCATCATAACTGCTATTACAGACGCCCGCCAAGACCGGATGGCAATCTCAGTGACTGGCTTGGATGAAGTGGATATCAGCGACTTCACAACTGAATTACAGAATGCTGCGAGTCTGCTGAGCCTTGGAATTGAATCGCCTACTCTGAAACGCGAAATCTGCCAAAGGCTTGCCCTTAAATATCTGTACGACGCGCGGCAGGAGATAAAGGACCAGATTGCGCGGGAAATCGGCGCGCAATACGTGAATTAGGAGAAAAACGTGATGACAGAGCAAACTGAAATTGATGGTCAAGCGTCCAGCGATGAGCAAAGGGCCTTGGGTGGCGATCAAATTCGTGACTTGGTTCGACAGGCCATAGATGAGTTTGTGCGAGCTCAGCAGAAGAAGGCCGAGCCGGCCTACAAAGCCGAACTGCATGACGAACGCAAGCGCCGCGAGAATTTGGAAAACCGGCTCAATCAGCTAGTTGAAGAAAATCGCAAAGCGAAAGCATTGGCGGAAGAAGCCGACCGGAGTTCCCAAATCAGAAGTGAATTGCAACGTTTGGGTGTAGCAAAGGTCGATCTTGCCTATAAGGCGATCAGAGACGATATTGTCAGAACTGAAGACGGCCGGTTGCAACCCAAAGGACACGACGGGAAGAGCCTTTCGGAATACCTTGCGACCTTCGTCCAAGACAATCCTGAGCTTCTTCCGGCGCGGATTGCCGGTGGGAGCGGTGCAAGCGCTGTAACCAAAAACACGGCGCCAGCGCCGACACCGCTTGATCTAGATTCGATTAAGCCAGGTATGAGGAAAGAGGATCTCGATCGAGTGCGCGAGGAGATCTCCCGCCTAGCATCACAAGCCTTGCGGGGCGCGTAGCGCGAGTATACGCCTGTAACAGCAGTTGACGCACGCAAAAGAAACAGCGGCGCAGAAATGCGCCGCGATTTTTATTTAGGAGACTTATGTCAATCATTACATCTGCCAATCTGGCAAATGCGATTGTGAAGCTGGTGGCCGCAGATGCCTTGCCAGCTTTGATGGGAAATCTGGTGATGGGAAACCTGGTGAATCGGGACTATGAACCGGTGCTGGCACATGCCGGTGACACGGTCAACGTGCCGATCCCGCCAGTGCTGGTTGCCAACAATATCGCCGAAGGCGGAACAGTGTCGCCGCAAAATCCCAGCTTGGGTAACGCTCAGATTGTGTTGAACACACACGCGGAAGCGACGTTCCAAATTCCAGACGTGACGAAGGCGCTGGCGTTTCCGGAACTGCTGAAGGCTTATATGCAACCAGCCGTCATTGCCATTGCGCAGCGAGTAGAACACGATCTGCTGAATTTGTACGGACAGTTCACCGCGAACGCTCCAGTGGGCGCTGCCGGAGCTCCGATCACGGAAGCGACGATCGACGCAGCCGAAACCGCGTTGTTTTCGGCGATGGTTCCCGCCAGTATGCCGAAGTATCTGGTCGTCGATTCGACTACGTATTCGCAGATTCGTCAGATTCCGCGCTTCAGCGAATATTACTCCGCCGGCGAAGCGGGACTGAAGGCGCTGGTAGAAGGGAACGTCGGTAAGATGAAGGACTTCTTTATCTTCCGTTCGCAATTTGTGCCGGTTACCGGCGGGGCGACGCCAAACAATCATAGTCTGGCCTTCACCCGCGATGCTATCGGCTTAGTTGTCCGTCGCTTGCCGCAACCACTTCCTGGTACGGGCGCAGTTGCTGAATACGCGGAAATGGGCAACTTCGGGCTGCGTGTCGTTATGAGCTACCAGCCTAATACGTTGGCGCAGCAGTTCACCGTGGACGTGCTCTATGGATGCGGCGTTCTACGGAATAACTTCGCCGTTCAGGTTAATACCTAAAAGAACTCTGAACTTTAGCTATGGAGCCGCCTAAGCGGCTCCTTTTTATTTGGAGGGAGTAGTTCATGGACGTCAAACAATACTACAGAAAGATTCACGAAGTTGAAGCTGGGCTGACGGAACCATATTCCGTTGTCGTGAGTGTTGAGACGGCGGACGGTGGAAAAGCCGGTATCGCGTCTGAGGTCTCTCGCGCGGTCGCGGCGAAGATGATCGTCGAAGGCCGTGCCGTACTTGCGAGCGCAATCGAGAAAGAGCAATACCTCGAGCAGCAGGCTCTCGCTAAGAAGTCGGCCGAGAAAGCCGAATTAGCGCGCCGAGTACAGGTCGCCATTATTTCCGACTCTGATCTAAAGTCCTTATCTAGGAACGGCGACGACCCGATAGGTTACGGGAAGTAACGATTCATCATGGCTCTGTTCACTGACACTGACGTCGTCACCTTAAATGATCTATTGCAGTTCGAAAGTTCGTTGACACAGGTCTCGACGACCCACTCAATCGACGTTGAGACGAAGATCACGCTGGCTATGCATGCCACCGGCGACAAACTGATGCTGTGGTTGTTGAACGCCGGAGCATCCGATCCTCAGTGGATGCAGCGGCGTGTTCTTGGATTGTCGACTGTTGTTGTAACTCCGACCCTTTTTCGATGGATTTGCTTTGACTCCTTGTCGAGGTTCTTCGCGGAAGCATACAACGTACAGCTCAACACGCGATTTCAGGGAAAGTGGACAGAGTATCAACAACAGGCGCAAGAGGCGGCGGACATGGTTTTCATGTCTGGCTTGGGAATTGTGTACAATCCACTACCCGAGCCGGCGATGGCAGCGGTAACCACAGGCGCTGGTGCTTTATTGGCAGAGTCGTTCTTTGCGCAAACAACTTGGGTTGATAGTAAAGGCAACGAAAGCACGCCGAGTCCCGTAAACGGTCAACTGCTGCAGAACTTTTCGAGTGTTACGGTTCTACCTGTAAGCGCAGCTACTCAACCGCCAGCGGCTGCGGTTGGGTGGAACCTATACGCCAGCACAACCAACGCTAAGTTGACCTTACAAAACGCGACTCCGCTGCGATTGGGATCAAGCTGGCAACTATCGCGCGGCGGCCTAATTGCCGGCAGCGTGCCTTCAGGTGGACAGCAGCCTGATTTTTACCTCACACTGAGCAAGCGAATCCTGCGAGGCTGAACATGGCACTACCAGTCACAATCCTCACTAGCCAAAAACTCGCGAACCTATTAACTAATAACGATGCTCTTCAAGCGCAGATTGCAGCGATTGCAGAATTAGCTGGCGCTTCCGTGCCGCCAATCACGACGGCGCAAGTGGTGTTAAGTTCCGCGGGATCAGACATGTGCGATAAAAACATTCAGCTCACCTACCCGAGGGTTTGTTTATACAGCAATGGCGTCAAAAACACCCATATTGAGAAATTCAAGTCTTTGTCGGGAACGGTCTCGGTAATAACGGAAATCTGGGCCAGCGGCAACTTCGTGAGCGACACAGATCAGTGGATCCATTTCTATGTTGAAGCCGTAACGGAAATCTACCGGCAAAACATTGGCAATCTAAACGACGGGATTTATTTTTCGGGCGCTTATGATGTTCAATTCCAACCACCGAAGAGCGGCGGGTTCGGGTTCTCTCAATCGGCCAAAGTCACTTGTATCCTCAACGTTGGCCAAAACTAGGATGATCTAAATGGCGACCTATATATCTTCAAATCAAAATCGCTTTTATACTGCGGTCGAAACAAGCTATGGAGAAGCCGCCCAGATTGCGGCGGCCAATCGCTATCCGGCGGTCCGTCTCCAGGCCCAGCAGTCGCTTGAACGTGGACATCGAAGAGACAAAACTGGTTCTCGCACATTCTTAGGGACGTCAAGCAGCGCACGACGAAGGTCCGCCTTTAGCACACAAACTTACTTAACATCTTGGTCCGGTTTGGGTCAACCAGGCTATGGCCCGTTAGTACAGGCGGCAATGGGAGCCGCTGCGCAAGTCAGTAGTGGTTTGATTGTCGCCGAGGCGCAAAGCGGAACTTCGCTGCAAACTACAGCCCCACATGGACTTTCCATGGGGTCTGGTGTTTCATATAACAACGAAATACGTTTTGTCACATCCGTGCCGGCCGCGAACTCACTGGTGCTGAACGCACCGTTTTCAACGATACCGGCTGCGAATGCGGCGCTTGCTCCAACGGCGAGTTATGCAACCTCCACCGTCTTACCAAGCGTCACCTTATACGATTACTGGGATCCGGTTGCCGCAGTTAGCCGAATTATAACGGGCGCTGCGGTCGAGGTATTTGGGGTATCGGTAAATGGTGACTTTCACGAAATGCAATTCGCTGGCCCCGCGTGCAATCTGATTGACTCAAGTAGTTTTCAGAGCGGAACGGCAGGACTCAGCGCCTTTCCCGCGGAGCCGGCCCTTAGCAGCTTCGACTATACGGTCGTCCCCGGAAATCTGGGACAGGTATGGTTGGGCACTGCGCCATTTCAGTTCTTCACTTTGACGGAAGCGACCATCGCCATTAAGAACAACATCGATCTTCGTAGTCTCGAATTCGGAAGTTCGTACCCGTTAGCCATGACGCCTGGGCCGCGGCAAGTGAGCTCAACGTTCACGATTCTTGCTCAAGATGACGCGCAGACGTCATCGCTCTATGCTGCTGCTAAAGAGCGGACCATCATTACGGCAATGCTTCAGCTAGGCCAGCAGCAAGGACAACTTATGGGCATTTACCTGGCGTCCGTAGTGCCGGAGATTCCGGCGTACGACGACACAAGTACAAGGCTGCAATGGCAGTTCAAGAACAATTTAGCGCAAGGAACCAATGATGACGAAATCTATGTCGCCTTCGCTTGATATGGCCGACTACCTCAGTGTTGACTGGCATGACAGCGCAGTATGCCAGGGAGTGTACTTCGCTACACGAAGAATGTCGCTTGCTCAGCGAATCGAGCTCACCAAACAGGTCCGTGAGCTCACTATGCGCAATGAGTTTCTACGAGGCGGCGAAATATCCGATCAATTGGAAGCGACATTAGGTGAGTTGCTATGCAGGCGTTTGTACCTTGAATGGGGGCTGGCGGAAATCCGGGGCTTCACAATTGATGGTAATCCGGTGACTCCTACCTTGCTGATCGAGAAAGGGCCCGAAGTTCTTAGTGAAGAGATTGCGGGTGCGATTCTCGCGAGCATGACGTTGTCGGACGAAGAAAGAAAAAACTTCTAATCGCATTCCATTTTCAACATTCTTCGCCGGCCGCGTGGAATTGCGATAGCTGCCGATCAAGCGGTTTGGTTCAAATCAGGAATTGTGCATGGTCTCCGCAAATACAGGAGAAAAAAAGAGTAGTGTGGGCGCGCGCTGGCGTCCTAACGATGCATTGCCCAAAATCACTCATTAGCGCGGCGAGCTTGATGTGGCTGGATGAGTTTTTCATCTGGAAGGCCGCTGGCGGCGGTTCGCTGTGGTCAATGCAAGCGAAATCAGTGGACGCGCTGCTCGTGTTAGAGCGAGCGTGGCAAATGGAGAATCAAGGTGAGCAAAAGTAATGCGCTTTCAAGCTTAATCAACCAACTCAGCCGGGGCAATTCGACCAGTCTGGATTTTTCTAAGTTCGTCGAGCCCTTACTAACCACTACAACAGACAGATCAGGTTCGGCATCGACGAAAGCACGATCCTTAGGTCTCACATCACTTTCAATGGATTCGACGGAAAAGTTGCGGAGTATTCAATTCGGGAAGCCGTCGAGCAATGAATCGTCGACA